AACTTTAAAATTGCTGAGTTTAGAATTGGAAATTCCAATAATTGCATTATGCCAATTAAATAGAAATGCAAGTAAATCAGAACCTACTTTGGCAGATATAAGAGAAAGTGGAGCGATAGAACAAGATGCAGATAATGTAATATTTTTATATCAAAAAAATATCGAAAATAATATTGTAACAGTAGATCTTCAAAAGCAAAGAGCAGGAAATATAGGTAATATTGAATTAAAGTTTAATAAACGTATTAGTCAATTTCAAAATTTAGAAAGGTAATATTATGTTAGAAATTAATGAAAAACAACTATTAAGTTTTGACAATGTAAATAGAGCAAGAATATTGAAAATGATAGTCTTAGGACTAATTAAATATGTTGGGAGTGATACAAATGAATACAGTAACAATGCGAACTCGACAAATGAGTTTTGAAGATATACAGCTAAAGAAAAAGATAAGATACGAACAGATATTGTCAAGATTGGACAAGCCTAAAACAGCAAAAGAGATAGCAGTAGAATTATTTGAATTATGTTTAATACCAAGCACAGATAGAAATTACACAGCTCCAAGACTTACAGAATTAGAAAAGAAATATAAGCTAGTAAGAGCAGTTGATAAAAAGAAATGTCAGTATTCTGGAAAGACTGTAGCTGTTTATGAAAGGATAAAAGCAAATGACTAATTATTTTAAAGTATATTTAACAAGTACAAAAGGAAGACAATGCGTAGTAGCAAGAAACAAAGCTGGAGTAATAAATGTATTAAATAATGCTAATAAAGAGGGCTTTATAAGTTATTTAATAATTAAAAGAATAAAAGATACAGATGTACTAATAGCAAGAGGCAATTTTAGTAAAGAATGTAAAGTAACTTATGTAGAGGGGTTAGATAGAGACTGGCGAATAGTAGGAAGCAACGTAGTGAATTGGGATAAATATAAGAAATCAAAGGAAGGAGAAGAAAGATGAAAGTATATAAAATATTAGCAATAATTGTAATAATATTAAGTTCTATATCATTTATCACATATAGATTATGTAAAAATGATTTAAAAGCATATATTGGAATGCCTGGAACAATAAATGGAATTTCTAATTTGTTATTATTTTTAGTATTTCCAACAGACTTAATTTTATTTATTCTTAATATTTAGAAATAAAGGAGTAGCTTATGAAATATCCAAAACTTATAGGAGTTTGCAAAAATTGTTTGCGGATGTCAAAGACTAGAAAATGAAAAATTCGTTGGAGTTTATAAATGCAAATGGAATGAAAAAGTTGAGTGGGAAACTACAAAAAATTAAAATGTAATATAGCATATTACAGAAAGGAAGAGAAATGAAAAACAAACTAGTAGATTTAAATAATCATTTATTTGAGGAATTAGAAAGATTAAATGATGAAGACTTAAAGGGTGATGCTTTACAAGAGGAAAGAGAAAGAGCTAAAACTATGGCTACTATAGCACAAACAATTATAAATAATGGAGAGTTAGCTTTAAAAGCAGTAAAGCATTATGATGAATACGGAAAGAAAGAAGAGATACCAGAAATATTGCAATTAGGAGAAGGGAAAGATGATACATAAATGGTCCGAAAAAGAAGAACAATGGCTTACTAAAAATGTTAAAGGAATAACACTTAAAGAATTGACAAAAAGATATAATAAAAAATTCAAGATGAATTTAAGTGAAAGTGCAATAGCTAACCGTAAGAATAAATTAAATTTACATAGTGGGATTACAGGAGGACAGTTTCAAAAAGGTCAAATATCATGGAATAAAGGTAAAACATGGGATGAGTATATGCCAAAAGAATCACAAGAAAGGTCAAGAAAAACAACTTTTAAAAAAGGTAGTATTCCACCAAATCACAGAGAAATAGGAAGTGAAAGATTAGATTCAGATGGATATATTTTAGTTAAGATACAAGATGGCAAAGGCCACAAGAATTGGACCTTAAAGCACAGATTAATATGGGAAAGTATGTATGGTAACATACCAACTGGATATAAAGTTATGTTTGCAGATGGAAATAAAAGAAATTTTGATATAAAAAATCTTATATTAGTATCAAATGCAGAGGAATTAATAATGAATCAAAATAAATTTATAAAAAACAATGCAGATTTAACAAAAGTTGGATTAAATATTGCGAGAATAATAAACCGTGTTAATAAGAGGAAAGTAAAATGAAAGATTTTGAACAACTTTATTATGATGAATTATATAAAAATAAGAAATTAGAAGATAGAGTACTAGAATTAGAACAAGAAATTGCGGACATAAATTTATGCAGAACAAAGAAAAATATTGATTTGCAAAAATATTTGCTAAATCAAATAAAAAGACGCAAAGTATAAACAAGTAGTTTATAGAAAGGACAATAGAATATGACAGATGAAGAAGAATTTTTAATACAAATGAAAAACTTCTTTGAGGGAATAGACAAGCTAAAATTGAACTTAGAAGAAGATATAAGCGAAAAAGAATTAGCAAGAAATGATTTATTACACGAATTAGAGCTAGGAAATCTTAATGCTGTAGAGATGACACAAGTAGCAAAAGCTTTAAAAGAAGTTCTTCAAGAAAGAAGAAAAAGCAAAGATGAGCTTAATAAAGTAATGACATTAAAAGGATTCACAGACAAGTACAATAACAAGCTAATAACAGGAGACATTATCCAGGTTATAAAGAATTTGAGAACATTAAAAAGCAATCAAGAAAACAGAGTATATAAGGCTAGAAGAATAACAAATTTAAAATGTGCAGGAGACAAAGATGAATAGAATTGAAATACCTTTAAGATTACCGAGTTTAAACAATTACATAAATGAATGCAGAAAAAACAGGTATGCTGGAGCTAATATGAAAAGGCAAACAGAAGAAGATATAATGTGGTACATAAATAAATTACCTAGATATAAGAACCCGATACAGATACATTTTCATTGGGTAGAAGAAAACAAAAGGCGAGATTTAGACAATGTATGTTTTGCTAAAAAGTTTATATTAGATTCAATGGTAAAAGCAGGAAAGCTAAAAGATGATAATAGAAATTGTGTAACAGGATTTACAGATACCTTTGAATATGCAAAAGAAAGTAAAGTTATTTTAGAAATAAAGGAGAAAAAAGATGATTAAATTTTTTATAGGATTTATTTTAGGTGGATTAGGTGGAATATTCTTAATGTGCTTATTACAAATAAATAAGGAGAAAAATAATGGTTGAAAAAGAAGTCAATGATGAATATATGAGACTTTATGAAGAACTAGTAGAAAGAGTGAATACTAAAGAAAAAGTAATAGAAAAAATGACAAGATACATAGTTAGAAATGCAGAAAAAAATCAGAATATGTGTAATAGAAAAAAAGTAGAAAGATGTAACGAAAAACAATGTATGAAATGTGTTAGAAGTTATTTTGATAAAAGCTAGAGAAAGTAAAGAAAATAAATATATGAAAAATGATAAAGGCAAAAATAAAATGGAACTTACTATTGAAGAAAGTGTTTATATTTTAAAAAGAAAAGATTTTAATATGTATGTAGAAAATAGAGCCATAGAAACTCTACTAACAGCTTATGAAAAAGAAAAAGAGAAAAATAACAAATTAATGGAAAAATTAGATTTAACAACAGTATATATAAGTGGAGTATATGACGGAGAAAAGAAAGTTAAAGACAAAATAAAAGCAGAAATAGAAGAAGTAAATTATAAAATGATAGCACATCAAGATTTAAGAGAAGCAGTAAAACAAGTATTAAATTCACTTTTAGAAAAGGAGTAAATACATGGAAGAAAGATTTATAAACGAATTAGCAGATACAGCAAATACATTAATAGGAATGTTAGGCGACTGTGAAATAAATGTAGTTGAATATGTAACAGATTGTGTATGTAACAATGGCTGGGTATTTATAGATGATTTAAAACAATTAGACGAGGAGGACTAATCTATGGAAAATGAAATAAAAGTCCTTACAAAAATGTGATAAAACATATAAAAAGTCATTAGAAAAATGTGAAAGGAAGGATAATGAAAAAATATAAAAAAGTAAATGATATGCAAGTCTTAAAGAAATATTATGATATACAGAGTTTTTATTATTCTAAAGGTGTTTGGCTTGATTATTTATCAGTAAGTGATTTAGCAAGAGAATTAAAAACATCAAAATATCAAATACAAAAAGCATTTAAAACTTTAAAAGAAAAAGGGTATTTACAAATTGAAAAATATCCTACACTTACGGAAGATTATGATAATGGATTATATACTGAAACTATAGTGATATTGCATACAAATGTATATATGATAACTCAAAAAGGATATGATCTATTTAAAGTAGAAAGGAAGGATTAAAGATGTTAAAGATAAAAGATAATGTAAGAATAGATGATTTTGATTTATTTACTTCCTATGGTTTTAGACCATCAGATTATTTTGGAGATAGGGTATGGGAAAAAGAATTTAGAAAAGGTCTATTTTATAAAGAATATTTAATAATATGGTGGAAAGATAAAGAAATTCAAATAAGAAATAATGGACAATTAGTGCTAGATACATTATATGATTTAATTCAAAAAGGGTTGGTAGAAGTAGTATGATAAATGTAGGAGATAAATTTGATAGATTAACAGTTATTGAAGAGACAAAACAAAGAAGCAAAGATGGTAGAAAAGTTTATAAATGCAAATGTATTTGTGAAAATGTTGTAAATGTAAGAAGTAAAGAATTGTTAAATGGAGATACAAGAAGTTGTGGCTGCTTGCAGAAAGAAAAACTAGCAAAAAGATATTGGAATAAAACTCAGCCAGATAGAATTTTTAGTGATAATTTAAACAAAAATAATAAATCTGGAATAAAAGGCGTATGTTTTGATAAATCAAGAAATAAGTGGTTAGCTTCATTTCAATATCAAGGAAAACATTATAATTTAGGAAGATTTAATACAATATCAGAAGCAGAAAAAGCAAGAGAAAAATTTGAGAAAAAAGTTAAAGATGATTTATTAGAAAAAGTTTAGCTGTAATATACAGCAGTTAGGAGGAAGTATATGTATATATGTTTGAATGAAAAAAAAGATACAGCATTATATTATTTAAAAACTTTACATAGAAGAAGAATATATAGACAAAGTTATCCGTTAAAGCCATATATATTTAATGGAAAAGATATAAATAAAGATTTAAGATTATTTGAATATAAAACAGAAAAGAATGCACAAAAATTATGTGATGATATAAATTCTAAACAAGGTACTAAATTTATACCAATATGGGTTGAAAGGAGCTGATAATATTGAATAAAGAAGAAATAAACAAATGGAGAACGATAGTTCAAACATTGATTAATTATGGGTTATATGACTTATTAGAAGATGAAATTCAAACAATTGCAAAGTGTCTTACCAGAAAAGGAGCTGATAATATTGAGTAAAGCAGATGAGAAAAATGAAATATATCAAGTATTAACTATAAAGAAACCAAACTATAAATCTTTAATGGATATTTGTTCTGTAAAGGTATATAACGAAAAACATTTTAATTGGTTTCAAAAAATAATGTGGAGATTATTATTAGGAATAAAAATAACAGATGTAGGAGGGGAAGATGAATAAAAAGATAAAGATAATTGAACTTTTAAATATGATAGCAAATGGAGAACTAAAAAATAATACAAAGTTTAATATCATCAACGAAGATGGAGATATTATTAAATGCAAATATTCAAGTACTTATCCTGGTTATATATGGGTAATATACAATGAAGAAGTATCATTTAATTATAAAATAGACCATTTAAGAATTTTAAGCTATGAAGTTGAAATATTAGAAGATAATACAGAAGAGATAGAAGAGATAGAAGAATTAAGAACAGACGAAGTTATTGATGGTAATTGGGTTTTAAGGAAACCAACAAATTTAGAAATAGCATATAAAGTAAATGAATTAGTAAAAGCAGTTAATAAGTTAAGGAAGGAATAAGGTATGGAAGATAAATACGAAAAAATCGCATTAGAATTAACAAAATTATGGGTACAACAAGGAGGTATAGAAAGTAAAAGTAGTATTTTAGATGCTTATCATTACTTTTTATATGAGTTAAGAAAGGAGTAAGAGTAAATGAAAAAAGTAGGTAAAATAAACGATGGAAAAGTAACATTTTTACAACTAACATTTTCAGCTAATTTAAAAACAGGAAATATTACGACAGATTGTGATTTAGATAATAGAGTTATAGATACAAATAAGAAAGAAAGACTTGAAGAATTGGTAAATGAATTTGTAAGGCATATTCACGAATGTGCATATGAGGAAAGCGAGGACAAGCAATGATAGTTGGAGATTTAATTAAAAGATTAGAGAATATAGACAAAGATAAAATGTGTATACATAGAGAATTTAAAGATAGTATAGGTTGGGCTAATATAGGAATTGTAGAAAAAGAAAATGAAGTAACAATATATGGAGATATGGCAAGTCCTTTTTCAGATGGAGGATAAGATGGAAAAATGCAAGAATTGTGCAAGACAATATTTCTGCAATAAAGAAAAATGTAACTTTAAGAGTTGGAGAGAGACAAAGAACTATGGGGAGGTTAAATATGAAAATACCAAAGACATTTATAAAAAATAATACAAAGTATTATTACATAGAGAGATATAAAAACTTTGCAAGGTATCAAACAGGAGATGGAATAAGTGAATGTTTTAATTTTCACGAACTAGGATTAATAGAAGAAACAATTAGAGAAAGACAAGCTAAAAATGGTGGAGTAATTAAAGTGTAGGAGGTAACAAATGAGATTATCTAGGGAGGAATACAAAAAAGCAGAAGGATATTTAAAAAGATACAACTATAATTGTATTAACATATTGAATATAAGAAATGACATAATGACATTAAGTGCTGTAAATATAGATGGATTACCAAAAGCACCATATTCTATAAGCGATAGTGTATTTAATAGTATGATGCAATTACAAGAGAATAAAGAATTGCAGAAATCACTTAAAGAATATAAAGTTGTTGCTAGTGCTATACAGCTAATAAGTGAAGATAGTGAAATAATATTTAATGAATTATATAGAAAAGGAAAAAATAAATGGTACATAATAAACGATATATTACATACTAGTGAGGAAACATATAAAAGAAGAAAAAAGGATCTTATATATGCAGTTGATGAAGAAATAAAAAAAATGACCTAATTTTGACCTTTTTTTATCAAAATCCATGGTATAATTACTATAGTCAAATTTATATTTAGTATATTATTAGTTTATTTAGTCGCAGGTGAGGTAAGTCTCATCTAAGCCCGAGCGACTACTTGTTGACCAAAAACTTGCAAAAATTGACATAATATGATATAATAATAATGTAATAGAATATTTGTCATACAATTGTCATATATATGTAACAGAAATGTTACAAAAAATAATACAACAATTATTGACATTTTGACAATACTCTAGTATAATACAAAAACAGATAAGAAAACGGAGATAAATAGAATATTCATTTACTTACACCTCGCTTTCTAAATCTGTTAAACGAATAAACGTTATGTACCCATAACAGGGAGACGAAAAAAGACTAGAGCCACGAACTCTAGTCTTTTGCTTTAGTTGAACTCCTTAAGAATCTTAAGTATAAGCACTAAAGCTAAAACTTT